GCCCGTAGGTGAAGCAATTACTTTTTGGGAACGCATGGAAGGAAAGGGATTAGTGATTGTTTAATGTCCATAATGACTGGCTTTGCTATTCTCGTTGGTGAAGCAATAATAGGTTTTTACAAAAGAGTTCACGCAATCAACTTTGGAGTTTATGGTTCTACAATGGTTGGTAAAACAACTTTAAGTCACCAACTTAGAACAAGGGGGGAAGTTCCCACAATAAGCGAAAGAACAGTTGGTTTACATAGAGCCACTAGAAAAAATGTAAAAATTGATGGCGATTCTCATACCATCAAAAGTGCTGACTTAGGAGGAGAAGCAATCTATTGGAAAGAATGGGTTAAGGATATGCAAAAGCGTAGAGTAAAATATATTATTTTTATGATAGACCATAGACATTTAGATTCTCCTTCTAATTTAGACCATCAGTTAGCATGGAAGTTTTTAGTAGATACTATTGTGGCTGATAGGTGGCCTTCGGGTAGAAAGAAAAAAGAAGTAGATTATCCTATGGCAGTTGGTATATGGGCTAACAAGTATGATATGTGGGGAGAGAAGTATAAAAGCGATAAACCAATAGATAAACATGAAATATTTGAACCATTTACATATGGGATGAGGCAGTTGAATGACAAGGGTATACCTTGTTTCAAATATATAGTATCAGCAAAGTCTGACCCCGAAATGGTGTATAAAGGGATTACTAGTATGA